GGAGCTCCTCGAGGCCAGAGTCGTCCCACAGGCTGAGGTGAAAGCACAGGCGCCGATCAATACGACCGAGACGAGGCCTGCAGTCTCATCAGAGCACCAGCCAGCCCGTGAGGCGCCGGCCCCGTCTCATGCCGAGGCGGATGCGGCCATTGCGCAGCGCGACCTTGAGCAGGAGTATCGCGCGCGATTGGCTGTGACCTTTGGAGCAGGCGCGAACGCCATTCAAAGGGAACTGGTCGCCGATGCACGGCTCACTCACGAGGCGAAGGACCGCCTCTATCAAGACTATGCCAAGGCGCTGAAGGCGAAAGCGGTGCGCTGAGTGGTGACACCATAGTGTTGTTCAAGACGAAGGCGGTGAAGGAGCCGCTAACATGACGCCATGCAAACGTTGCGGCGGGTTTGTCTTGACTCAATATGGGGAAATGACGACTGATGGAGGGGAGCGATGATGAGAAGTGAAGTCCCGGAAAGGCAGTGCCCATCATGCTATGCGGTCCGCGCAGTATGGATTACAGGGTGCATGAATTCGATTCACTTTGTCTCAACCAAAGAGTGGGCGCAAGCGCTCGTGCAACGCATTCACAACTTCCCGTCACCCGATGATGACGTAGTGTTGCTCACCGCCTTGCGCGAGGCGGAGGCGCGGGGGTTGGAGGACGCCGAAGCGCTAGCCGATGGGAAATGGCGCCAAGCCGTCATGGCCGTCTATCCGTCCTTGCTGGCCATGTCTGATGAACCACCCATAGAAGTTCTTTCATTTATTCTGAAGGAAAAAGAACGCAAGGCGGAGGCGCGGGGGTTGGAGGACGCCGCCCTGCAGGAGCAGCTGGCCCAGGTGACAGAAGACCTACGAAAGTGTCGTGATGAAATCGGTGAGTACCGGTAGGGGCAGCCATGACGATTGATGCCACCCTGGAGGGGCCGCGATGAGCCGCTGCCCACAATGCCATCGCCATCTTGATCGTAATGGTCGCTATCTCTGGTGGTGTCGAACGTGTTGGATTCTCTATGTCAAGACCACAGGGGAGACCACGACATGATTCCATGTCGATGCTGCCAGGGGTGCATGATCTACAACTGTTAGGAGAGGGGCCGCCATGACCATTGATGCGAATATGCTCCTGGGCATTGAAGTGGGCTTTGGGGCGGGGGCGCTCGTGGGATTCATCGTGGGGCTGCTCGTGTTCTTTATTGTGAAGCCCTATCTGGAACGCCGCCCATGAGCCGCTATGGGGACTATCTGGTGCTCGGCTCCGTCACGCTCAATGCCACGGCGATGCTCGCCTATGTGTGGCAGGGGCACTGGCTCCAAGCGTGCTATTGGTTTGGGGCCTTGTGCATCAACCTGAGTTTGCTGGGGATGCGATGATGGACTATCAGGCCTTCCTCCACTCGAAAAAGAAACGTTTTGACGGGGAAGGGTTTACCTGCGATCTATCGCGTCTCCCTACTGCGATGTTCGAGTGGCAGAAAAAGATTGTCGCCTGGGCCTGTCGCAAGGGACGCGGGGCGATTTGGGCGGATACGGGACTGGGCAAGACCATCATGCAGCTCGCCTGGGCCGATCAGGTCGTGCGCCACACGGGGCAGTCCGTCCTGATTCTCACCCCGCTCGCGGTCTCGGCGCAAACCGTAAAAGAGGCCGAGCATTTTGGGTTGCACGCTTCGATATCCCACTCCGCAGACGAGATCGAAGGGCCGGGCATCTACGTCACAAATTATCAAAAACTCCATCGCTTTGACGCCGCAGTCTTCGGCGGGGTCGTGCTCGATGAATCAAGTATTCTGAAATCCTTTACGGGGAAAATCAAGCAACAACTCGTGACGACGTTCAAGCCGACATCGTACAGACTGGCCTGCACGGCCACTCCGGCACCAAACGATCATTTGGAATTGGGCAACCATGCCGCGTTCCTCGGCGTCATGGAGTCGAACGAAATGATCAGCCGATGGTTTTTGGCGGACTCCATGCAGGCAGGAAACTATCGCTTGAAAGGCCACGCCAAAGCGGACTTCTGGCGGTGGGTGGCGAATTGGGCCTTAGTCATGCGCTCGCCGGCTGATCTGGGATACGATTCAACGGGCTATGACCTACCAGCATTGACCGTCCATCACATTACCATTCCCACGACAGGCGTTCATATAGGGGGGACCCTCTTTGCTGATGCGAGCTTGTCGGCCACGACACTCCACGAGGTTTTACGACAGACGGCGCCGATTCGTGCAAAGAAAGCCAAAGAGATTGCCGCGACTCTGAAAGGGGATAGCCTCTTACTCTGGACGCATACCAACTATGAAGCCGATGAGATTCGGAAAGTCATCGAGACGAAGGAAGTCCGAGGATCTGATAGCGATGAACATAAAGAAATGATGCTGTTAGGCTTTGCCGACGGAACGGTTACGCGACTCTTAACCAAGCCAAGCCTGGCGGGATTCGGTATGAATTGGCAAGTCTGCCACCATATGATCTTCGTGGGGATGGATTACAGCTATGAGAAATTCTATCAAGCGGTGCGCCGCTGCTGGCGCTACGGACAACTGCACCCAGTAAACGCCTATCTGCTCGCTACGGACATGGAGTGGAGGTTGTTCGATGCGCTCGCCAAGAAGCAAGCCAGTCACATGCAGATGCAAGATGAAATGATCGCCATGATGAAGGAAGAATATGCTGAACTTACGAATCAGGGGTGAGGCGATCGCTTCATGCTCCGGCGAGGACTGGACGCTGTATCATGGGGACTGTGTGCGCGTCGTTTCAGGGCTGGCGCAGAATAGCGTGGGACTGTCGATCTTCTCCCCGCCGTTCTCGAATCTCTACATCTACTCAGACTATTTGGAGGATTTAGGCAACTGCGCCACGCATGACGAGTTTTTCGATCACTTCAGCTTCCTCATTACCGAACTCTATCGCGTTACGCAAGTCGGGCGGCTCTGTGCGATCCATTGCAAAGACCTCCCGCTTTATAAAGGGCGTGACGGCGCGGCGGGATTATTCGACTTCGCAGGGGAAGCCGTGCGTAGATTTATAACCGCTGGATGGACCTTTCATAGCCGCGTGACGATCTGGAAAGATCCGGTAATTGAAATGCAGCGCACGAAGAATCACGGATTACTCTATAAAGAACTGCGCCGCAACTCCTGCGCTTCGCGTATGGGCATGGCAGACTATCTCCTGGCGTTTCGGAAATGGGATGGACATAGCGAGGCCGAATGGCCTAATCCTGTGCCGCACATGAAAGAGGACTTTCCGTTGGACCAATGGCAGCAATGGGCCTCGCCGGTCTGGATGGATGTGCGGCAAACTCACGTCTTGCAATATCGGGACGCTAAGGACGATGAAGATGAACGCCATATTTGCCCGCTCCAACTCGATGTGATTGAACGGGGCCTTACGCTTTGGTCGAATCCTGGCGACGTGGTGCTGGACCCCTTCGCGGGCATTGGGAGTGCCGGCTATATGGCACTCAAGATGCGCCGGCAGTTCATCGGCGTGGAATTGAAAGATTCTTATAACGATGTCGCGGTGATGAATTTGAAAGCGGCATGCGCAGAACGCTTGCAAGGCCAACTTCCGCTATGACCGCCCGCCCGCGCAACCTGAGTGAGGACGAATTCGCGGCGTTGGTGGCCAAACGGGATCGGGATGCGATTGAACGGGTGAGGAGCACTGCTGCAACAGGAAGAGCCGTAATGGACTCCACTCAAAGTCATGACAGGATTGCACGTCCAGGGGCCAGCGCCTCGGCCTCCTCACCCTATCGCTCCAAACTCGAAGCAGCCTTTGCCGAGAAATTGGCCTTTGAAAAGCAGATCCAACTCTTGAGCTATGTGGCCTACGAACCGCTAAACTTACGTCTTCCTGGGAATCGAAATTTTTGGAAGCCGGACTTCCTGGTGCGCGATAAAGTCGGCACCTTGATATTTTACGAAGTCAAGGGACATAATCTTAGCGATGATCGCTCGCTCGTCAAGATGAAAGTCGCCGCCGCCATTACGCCATGGGCACGGTTTGTGTTGGTGAAACGGATACAAGGGGCCTGGGAAGAACGGATAATCTCATAACGGAGGGTATCATGAAACAGCTTATGTGGTTTTTACTTGGCGCCATTGTGATGATCGGTGGACAAGCGCTGGCGCAGAACTTTGTCTGGCAGGATAATCATGGAAATTCAGGCACGCTCCAGCAGACCCCTACAATGCCGCAGCAGGACTGGATGGGACCGTCCCGCAATATGCAGCAACAGTTGAACGGGGTCATGCAGAGTGAACGCTATCGGAATCCGTGCTAGAGTCTTGCGTGCGTTACCGGCCTGGCACGATGGGGCATTGCGCGGCGGCGAGCTTCAGGAAGACGAGCGCCTGCGACATGGCGGCCGTCACCTGCTGCTTAGCGGGATCGTTCGACGACTCAATCACCGCGTTAGCGATCCCGCTGATCGCCACGGGCGCCCAGTTGCAAAATGCCTTGAATTGCGAGCTGTCCTGAAGCGTTTGCCAATAAGCGCAGCCACTCAGTGAGAGGGTCGCCAGTAGCAGTAGTGTGAGGAAGATTCGTCGCATGGTCATGCCCCTTTCCTAATATTCTGTTGGCGCGCAGACTTCTGCATCTTCTGCTATCAACCGCTCAGCATCGGCATACCGCAACTTAAATCGTCCATACACACCAAAATCTATCCCCCAGCTATTTTGGAAGATGAGCCATTCCTTTTTCTCATCGAATCCAAGGCACACGATTGCATGACCACCAATTAGCTTACCCTTAATCGTTAAAAGTCCTGTCACTGGATCAGGCGTAAACATACGCTCATACCAGTTCACGCCCCACACGGTCGGTCCTCCTGCGCCCATCCAATCCAACGCCGCGTCAAGCGTGTCGGCCCAATGGTAGGATTTGAGCTTGCCCTCATCCTGTAAGGCTTTCGCGCCACCTCTTACAGAAGTACCAAGGTACGCTTCGCCTGGCCATTCGTCGCGTTTCTGTGCGGCAAGATAGATGTCGCTCGGTCCTGGCGTCCGTTGAAGGTTCGGGAGCGCGCGCAACAGCGCATGCCACGCGAACCCCACACATTCGCTCGTTGAACCCTGATCGCCTCTCCACCAGAGCCGATGCGTGCGACGAATAGGGCGTACGATGCCAGCAGGCAGCACGGCACGCATGAGATGCTTCCGGTCACGCCGATCTGGGCACAGGCGGCAGCCTAACCCGTGCATATTCCCTCTTCCATCATGTCTCCTTGATCGCCACCGCAAAGCCATCCTCAAT